ACCAACGCAACGGCAATCCCGACCCCACCAACTAATGCTGCGAGCAGTGTTGATGAGTTGCTCGTCGTTTGAGCAAACCATGCCGCCTTCGCCTGTCGAAATGTGGTGAGCAGGATAGAAAGATGTTGTCCACGCATAGTAATAATCCGTCAATAATCTGCCATCCCACTTTGTACCAAGTGAGTCGCAATTATCGCCAATAAGATAAATGTCATTCTCTGCGCAAAACTTTGCGATACGATCCATGTCTGGCGGATTGCCAAGAACAGGTGAAACGAAAACAGCAACTGTTTTGTCAGTGATCCACTTCTCAACATTGTCAAGATTGAAATTGAGAGTATCCATTTCAATATCAACGAATACAGGAGTCAATCCGTTCTGAACCAATGGAGCAATCGTAGTTGGGAACCCAACAGGCGATACAATTACTTCTGCGCCATCCTTCCAACCCAAGTGTTTCTTGAGTGCAGCGACCATTGTTAGGTTGGCTGATGAACCAGAGTTCACCATATGCGCATGCTTCACATTGAACTTGCGGCAGAATGCCCACTGAAACTTCGCAACGTTCTCACCAGAAACAAGCCACTTGCCTGTTAAAAATGCAGTAACACCAGCAATAATTTCTTTCTCATCCCAATAAGGACCAGAATAAAATACTGTGTCTTTCTCAGGATCGAATTGCTTACAGTTATACGCATACTTCGGTGTGCCAACAGCAGCAACCAGTTCTTCAATCATTTGTTTCACATCACTCATAATGTTTCCTTAAATAGTTCAATTCGTTTAGCCAAAGCGATTTTAACAGGTGACATTCTCTCATAAGCAGGAATGACACAATTAGAACGACGAGCAGCAGTTACACCTACAAATTCTTCTTTCGTATACCAATCGCAATCTAATCCCATCATGTCAGCAATTTCATGATTCGTGATTGGATCCCAATTGACAAGATTAAAAGGACCATTTGCATCCTTTTCAATCAGATTAATTGCATGCTCTACAGCTTCGTCAATATCTGTAATTGAGTTTAGACCACCTTCCATTAGTTTACCTGATTTTGAATAATTGTACAACTTTTGCAGAAGGTTTTTTGAATTGTTTGTTCCATCAAACGGCAAACGTACTCTAAAAAGCAAGCATCGATCTTTTAACAAGAGATCCGACACACCCTTGCTCACTGAATAGGCACTACCGAAGAAATTGGGATCCGCATAAACATCTTCAATTTCCCCTTCGTAGATACATCCGCTCGAGAAGTGCGCAAATCTTGCGTCAACTTTATCGCATTCTTCTAGAAGTCTCAATGGAAAAATTCCATTCGCTTCCATTGTTTCTCGTTTAATTTTTTCGCATGCATCTACATTTGGCGAACCTGTTACACCAGCACAGTTTATGACCCAGTCATAACTGTTTTGCTGAATCGCGCGTTCAGCTTTATGGTGTGGACAGATTGTAACCACATGCCCTTTTATAACAAGTTGGTCGAATGCTTTTAGACCAACCCAACCTCTACCGACGATTAATATATTCATGTTGTTGTAGTATCCTCCCCAGATATTTCCCATAATCAGATTTATGATATTTGTCTGCTGACGCACGAACTTGGTGTTCAGTAATCCATGCATTCTTAAACGCAATTTCTTCAGGACATGCGATCATCATACCAGTTCTACGCTGCACAGACCCAACGAATACGGATGCTTCTGAGAGTGATTCAAAAGTACCAGTATCAATCCACGCAATGCCACGATTGAGATACTCAACCTTAACATCGTGATTCTTTAAATACAGATTATTAATATCTGTAATTTCCAACTCACCTCTTGCTGAAGGTAAGATCTGCCATGCATAGTCCACTACTTTATTATCATAAAAGTAAAGCCCAGTGACAGCATAGTTACTCGGAGCAAATTTTGGTTTCTCAACAATTCCTATGATATCACCGTCTGCATTGAGTTCAACGACACCAAACCTTTCTGGATCGTTCACATGATATGCAAATAGAGTACAACCGACATTATTCCAAGTTGCTGAATTAAATCGATTAATCAATTCGTTTCCATAAAAAATATTATCACCAAGAATAAGTGTGACATCATCTTTTCCAATCCACTTTTCGCAGATACGGAAACACTCAGCAATACCCTTTGGCTCTGGCTGGATTGAGTATGAAATGCTAATGCCCCATTGAGATCCATCACCACAGAGTCGCTTAAATGCTTCTACGTCATTCGGCGAGTTTACAATCATGATATCCCGAATACCAGCCATCATCAATGTTGACAATGGATAATACACCAGCGGCTTATCATAAACTGGCAATAATTGTTTCGAAGTCACTTCGGTGCATGGGTACAAACGAGTGCCCATTCCACCTGATAAAATTATACCCTTTCTCATAGATACCACTCCACAGTTTTTCTCAAACCATCAAATATATTTGTTTTTGCTTCCCATCCAAGTTGAGTCTTAATTTTACCTGAATTTATCGAATAACGCAAATCATGACCCTTTCGATCATCCACAAAATTAATCCAATTCTTATGTGTTTCTGGTGGTTTGCCCATGATATCCAAAATCATAGAAACCATGGTTAGATTGTCACACTCAAATCCACCACCAATGTTGTACCGATCACCACGCTTAAAGTTTTCGCCAATAGTTAAAAGTGCATCGCAATGGTCTTCAACAAATAACCAGTCACGAATATTAGAACCATTACCGTAAACAGGAATAGGTGTGTTGTTTTTGATATGTTGAATGATTGTTGGAATAAACTTTTCTTTGTGCTGACGAGGACCATAGTTGTTCGAACAGTTAGTTACAACTGCTTCTAGGTTATGCGTGTTTACATACGAGCGAACTAGGTGGTCGCTGGCTGCTTTAGTTGCAGAGTATGGGTTGCGTGGGTCGTATGGCGTTGTTTCGCTGAACGAAGGATCATCTGGACCAAGACTTCCATAAACTTCATCAGTAGAAACATGGACTAACTTGCCACCATATTTCTTGATGCACTTTAGAATGTTATGGGTGCCGTTAATATTGGTGCTAAGAAAGTCATCGTCACCACGGATAGAATTATCAACATGAGACTCAGCCGCAAAATGGAAAGTAATATCTGGTTCATAGCTGGAATACATGTGCTCCAAAAATTGAAGATTGCGAATGTCAACTCTCTTGACTTGCAATCGCCAGTCATCATAAAATTTATCTAGATTACTGCTGTTTGCAGAATAAGAGTAATTGTCGAGGACGACAATCTCATCCGAAGGATATTTTTTAAGGTGGGAGATTACAAAATTAGAACCAATAAACCCCAATCCACCAGTCACAAATGTAGTCATAAAACCTCAATTATTTTGCAATAACATATTTCGCTGAGTAATCACTTCCAGATGCTGCAGCAACTATAAATGATTTTATTAATTTAGTTGATTTTCCACTGCGCGCATTACTCACAAGATAATCTTTTATCTCTTTATTTGGTCCAGAATCAGTAAAATACTTTTTACTCAAATCATTTCTAATTTCTCTGTATCGAATACCTTCTGGAGAATCTTTTGGTTCTTTCTTAAGATCTTTTAATTTTTTTGTTGCTTCTTCTGCAAAACCTCGTTTAGCTGTTTGCATAGATAATTCTAATTTATTACCAAATTGAGAATCAACTGATTTTGCCACGTCAATTATTTTATTTCCTGAGAGTGAACCACCTCGCGCCCCACCCTTTGACCGTATTTCCATTTTATATGTTCCACCAGAAAATGTGCCTGTCGAAGCATCATGACGAATCACAATATCTGTAGATTTATCGGTCTTACTTATCTCCACAACTAATGATCTTGCATCTTCTGCTTTACCACCAATGCCTGCAAATATATATGGCAGTTCACCACCACCCTCAAAGTTAACTTTAACAACTTCAACCTCTCCTGTTTGCTTCTTTAAAGAAAGTGGAAGAAGATCTGCAGAATCAATCATACCTGAGATCATTCCATTAAGTTCTTCAAATGTTATTTTTGGCTGTTTTGAAACTGCCACAGCCAACTTTTTTTTTGCTACTGGGGTTGCAAAGTAAATATCTGCTGGACTCCACTTATTAATATTACCAAATGCTTTTGATGGACCTTCGACTTCTTTTAAGATTTTATTTGCTCGTGAAAATAGAGTTTGGATATTACCCATAACTTCATCATCACCACGAACATAAATGATATTACTCCAGTTGACATTTTTAATTCTATTGAATTTTTGATTGATATTACCAACTTCTACTAAAACCTGTTTTGCAATATGCATAGAGGAATGAAACCAAGTTTTATCAGAAATTAAAAACTTTTCAATGTCTGCTAAAGAAACTCCAGGCGTATTCACATTAGTTTTATATGCTTCTTTTATAACTTGCGTTATATTTTTTTGTCCAGGAGGATTATATTTGGCAGTGAAATCTTCATAAGTCTTATAAACTTTTTTATCAAAAACTTTTGTTGATTCTCTATGTCCCAAATAATCTGCTAATGCACAGAATAACGCTTGGGCTGCTTCTTGGAGTGCCGTTTTATCTGCCATTTTTATAAACCTTCTTTAAAAACTTTTTCCAGACTTTAGGATCTTGATCCCTAAAGTGTTTGCGATACATAAAGATGGCTTCAGAATTTCTCCAGCCAATCGTATGCGCCTTTCGTAATTTATTTAGCGCAACATTATCGAACTTTGTTTCGAATGCATAAGCATCTATTTCATCTGTCGAACCCAGATACATCATCTGATAATCGCGTTCTACATCTTCCACTTTATATGGTGTAGGTGTAATTTTATACTTTCTCTTGATGTTTTGTTGTCGATGCCGCAGTTCATGAAAAAGCACTTTGGTGACATTGACTGACAAATTCTTCGCGCCCTTTGGTGTCATGGTCACTGACAGTTTATCAGATGGAAGGCTAAGATAGATGTAAATGCAGTCGGGAATACCCATAAAACGAGACTGGTATAAACCAGAAACAAGTATTGGATAATCTGCATAATATTTTTCATTGTATCGACTGGAAGCAAATACAACTTTATCCTTCTCAAAAAGTTTGTTGAGTTTACGAATCAGAGGTGCAATTCTTTTCTCGCCGACCCAATTATCAATTAAGTCAGCAATCTGCTTTTGGCGTTTATGCACATCCTTCATAATTCTCATACTTTTAGATTCTTAAACTTATCTGTGCTTCGACCACGATCAAAGGCTGGCTTTGAATTGTTTTCCTGCATCACTGAATCTTGTGCTTTCTGTTCAAGATCGTATAACTTCATCTTGGCTCTATCAACTCCAATCATAAATCGTTTATGGAGGTTTGGATCGTTATAACGATTTTTAAGTTGCTTGACAAGCAATTGATTTACTTGTTGAAGTTCATCTGTGCTGACGAGTGCAAACATGAAGTCAGCAGTAGCAGGCAGACCAAAAGACTCGGAAGTGTCTTCCAAGCCAGGGTCTGAATTCGAAAAGCCCGACCTTGTCGTCTGAGTTGCGGAGACAATCGGCACATTGTTTTCGACGGCGAGTCCACGAAGTTCTTCTGCGATTGCTTTGATGTATGTGTAGGAATTGACATTTGCGCCAGCCTTAATTCTTGCAGATGCGCAAATATTTAGGTAGTCAATGAAGATAATATCTGGACGGAAGTTCTTTTTTAACGCAAGATCGTTGATCAATGCACGGAAGTGAGCAGGATTTGCTGACGCAGTTGGATATTCCTTAATAATCAACTTGCCCTTGATAGAACTCTTGAGTTTACCCATGCGCTTCTCATACATGTCTTTTGGCATGTTCATGAGATCATCCATAGAAACATTCATCATATTCGCATCGATACGCTCAGCGATCTTTTCCTCAGCCATTTCTAGAGTAATGTATAGAACATTGTAGTTTTGAACCAAGCAACCAGCAGCCACATGACACATAAACAGAGACTTGCCGACGCCAGTACCTGCAAGAGCAATGTTAAGGGTCTTTTGCGGCAATCCACCTTTAGTGATCTTGTTGA